GTTTGCAGGAAATCCCCCACACGGTCGTTCACGTCCTTGAGGATATCGGCGAGCTTTTCCTGTTCGATCCCCACCGTAGCCGAGGCCGCCGACCAGCGCTGGAACACCTCCGGAGCGGCATTGGCCACTTGGGACAGCTGGTCGATCTCGTTAGCGGCAGCAACGGTTGACCGCGTCATCGAGACGACTGCCACAGCAAGAGCAGCCGCAGCAGCGGTAGCAGCTATACGGGCCCGCCGCGCAAAAGCCGCCATGCGCGCATTGGCTTGTTCCAGTTCACGGCTCAGACGTCCCATACCCCGGGCACCTGCCGCGCCAACACCCTCCAGCTCGGCGCGCACTTGGCGCCCCCCCGTTGCAGAGAGGCGGACAGAGACGCGCTTTTCAGCCATGGTGGTGTTCAATCTCTTCGTTGGTCTTGCGCACCATCGCCGCCTCTATGGGCGGCAAGAGTTCCGCAATAATGAGTGGCGATAGCCCCAGGGCCGCCCCAAGTTGTAGCGCCGCGCCCATGTCCCAGCCGATGACGGCACCGCCGCTCATGCCACCTGCGACCCGCATTTGCCCGCCAAGGCGCTGAACCAGATCCCATATCTGCCAGCCCTCGTAGGTTTTTGGTGCATTCTGCTGCCTTGGGCATTCTGCGCAGATGGAAGGACACGCCGCGCAATACTCACCGCCCCCGCCGAACTCCCAATCGGCGAGAGCGGTCAGACGTTTTTTTCCGCATCCAAGATGAGCGCGCCTGCGATGTATCTGGTCTGGAAGGCCTCAAAGATCGGCCAGATTTCCAAGAGCGCGTCGATACCGTCCGGCGTGACAGACAGTGGTTTGCCCTCCGCGTCGCCCACACCCTCCCAATCGTGCACGACGATGCGGGCAACCGCCTTGGCCACGATGCGCGCGAGATCGTCGTTGGAGGGAGTATCTTCGCCCTCGGCCACCTGCGTGGCAGCAAGGATCGCCGGATCGCTGCGTGCGGCGAGCATGACCGCTGTGGTCAGCGGGTCGACAAGCAGGCGGACGCCGTGGCCGAGATCGAGCCAGTTTGGCTCATTGGAAAGGTTTAATCGTAGCATCAGTAAGTTTCCCGTTCGTTGGTGAGAGTGACAGTACACATACGCCCCACCACCGGATCGCTGGCGGCTTGCCAATCAAAAGTCGCCTGCACACCCTGCGGGCCTGAGATCTCAATGCGCGGCCGCGGTAGGTAAACGGCGTGAGCAGTCAGGGTCAGATGTTCGCCAGAGGCAAGCGTGTAAGAGAACTCCAGCGTGCAAGGCTCGCCGTTGAGCGCTTGGTTCAGCAAGCTCTGATCGGCGAAGCGTATGACGACATTGCCGGTAAGCGCTGCGATAGAAGGGTCAGCGCCGTCGATCTTGCCATCCGCCCGGATCGTCTCGATGCGGTCGAGATTGTTGGCGTAATTGATGTCGGCGGAGACGACGTTGCCGATATTGCCGCCATTGCGCGTGATCGCGCCGTTAAAATGGCCAAAGCGCTTCAGAGCAATATTGGCAGGCGTGCCAGCAGCTGTGCTCGTGGCAATCGTCTCGCCCTGCGCCACAATGCTGGCCGTGGCCGTCAAAAGTCCCGAGCGTGCCATTTGCCAATTAAGACTATCCACCATGCAGCCCGCATACATGGCATAACGTGGCACTTCCGGCATGCCGGTCTCGATCGAGAAGCTTGGGAGCGACCAGTTTCCAGAGTGGAACGCATGGGTATAGGGGGCTTCCGCGCCTGTTGTGACCGGTTCGCCAAAACATGCCTTTAGCCAGAAGCCAAAGGCCTCCACATCGATCGGCACAACAACATTGCCGTCCGCCGTCACAGCATCCTTGATTGGGGCCTGCGGATCGCGCCCGTAGCCCAAAAGTTCTGACGTCTGAAGCGGCTGCTCCGCGCCAAGCGTCGTGCTGGCGAAGGGCATCTTGGTAAAGCCGCTCGCAGGCGGCGTGCCATACGTAGTCTCGAACGCAAACGCCATCTGCGCCCGCGCACCTTGCGCTCGTGCCATTGGAAATTTCTCCTGTACCATATAAAGTGTTGGAAGCGACGAGTGACGTCACAAAACCCAGGTTTCCCTTGGGTTTCAGATCAGACGCACATTTGAGGGGCTGCCATGTTTGAAACGATTTTCACCATCATCATCGGGCTGGCAGCCCTCTATATCGTTCTGTGGATTTACATCCTACTGCCCGCGGGAATGGCCACGAAGCGTGGCCGTAGTGCCTTTGGCTGGGTGGTCGTGAGCCTGCTGTTTTCACCAATTCTGGCCTGCCTTCTGCTGCTGCTCCTAGGCGACAATCCTAACGCGCAGCGCGCTTAGCACCCGAACAGCTTGCAGGAATTCATCCAAGCGGATCGCTTGTCGTGTAGAACAGTGAAACCCTGATCACCGCCGCCTTCAGGCTCGCAGCACCCTCAACAGGCAGATCAACGGGCTGCGGCGCTTCAGCCTCAATCCAGTCACAGAGGCCGTCCAAGGTCCGGTCGAAAGCGACAACCGCGCCAATGCTGGCGGTCAAAGTGTCAAAGTCGGCATCACGGTCGGGTCCCTGCACGACCGCCTCTATCTCAGCGCGGTGCAGGTAGTGGTAGCGCAGCGGCGACAGCGTCACCTCAGGCTCTCCTGGGTCGCCGTCACGCAGGATCAGCAAGCCATCCGTCGGGATGCGTTCGGGCAGCACGTCGCCGCGCAATGCGGTGGCAGGCAGCATTGAGAGCCGCGCATGCAGCGCGGTGAGGATGGTTTCGCGCGCGCTCATAATTTTGCCTCTACCCAATTCGTCACAATCGACCCAGTCACCGTCCCTGCGATACGGTCAGCATCCCGCACCAGATCAAGCCGCTTGCGCAGTTTCACCTGCGGCACCAGCAGAAAGATCGGCACCGCACTCCTCCCGCGGCCGGTCTTTGACCGAGAGGCGACGCCCAAGCCGCGGCTGTTCAACCGCCCATCTGCAACGAGCAAGCTTGGGCCGTTGCGCCGGTAGATAAACCGCAGACGCAACCCGCGCCGTCGTTCCCAGTCTCCGGGCGTGAGCGTCTTGCCACGGGTGCCTTTGCCTGCAGCTGGCGTGGGGATGGCAAGCCAGAACCCATCCTTTGACCGGATCAACGGCCCTGTGTCATGCGCCCCGACGATTTGAGGTGCCTTCGACCAGACGAGTGCTGCTGCTTCAAGACTTTCGCCTGCTGCAGGGTAGGTCTTGGACCTGATCGTATTGCTCAGCCGCTGCCCAAGGCGGGCGCGCGTAATTTGAGCCCGCCAGTCTGATTTCAGGCCGGTGCCTGCCGCGCGCATGGCAGTGGTCACAGCCTTTTCGCCGGTGAGGATTTCGGCGCGCATCGCGGTGACGATATCGCCGGTAACAGAAAGGTCGAGCTTCATGCAGGCGTTGCCTCTATCGTCCAGACCAAGCGATCCCGATCACGCAAGGGCTCCCCTTGGATCAGGAATGTTTCTTCTCCCAACAGGATCTGCTCGTCAGGGCGGGGTGCGGGCAATTCCGATACGCGCACGTCGAACCGGAACGTATCTGAGACAAGGCGCGCCGCCCCGAACGCAGTCACATCATCATTGCGGCGCAAGATAATTCGGATGCGTGTGAACTGCCCTTCGCTATCACGGTACCAGGCCTCATGTGCAAGGTTCAGATCAGCGAATAGCAGATCAAGGGCTGCAAGGAATGCCGTCATCTGCGTTCAGCCTCAGTTGCCCGAGTGCAGGCGGATGGCCATGCGGGGCCGCTTGTTGACGGGCAGGATAGAGCTTTCGGTCATCAGATCGATCCAGCGGCCCTTGGCGTCGATCATCTGGCGGGCGTAAAGCGGCAGTCCGATGGTATTGGCGGTTTCCAGCAGATTGGCCGGCCCGCCATAGGTGGTGAAGGTGTCAATCGTGCCCAGCGGAAACGCGATCCCTTCGCCTGCGGGGATCAGCCGCTCGGATGCCCCGTGCGAGAGGGTGACGGAGCCGTTGTATTCCTCGAACAGGATGCCTGCGAAGGGGAAAGCGCGACGCATGTCCTCGCGCAGCGGCTGGCCACCCGTGGCAGAGAAAAACTTGTAGGCTTCTTCGGTCTTTGGGTGGCTGATCAGCTTGTCGAAGTATTCCGAACTGACCAGCGCATGGGCTGTGGTCATGGTCTCGCCCAGCAGATTGTCCTCCATGGCGCGCAGAACACTGCGGACCTTGCCCTGGATATTGGTACCTGCCGTGCCGAAGACGAAGTCGATCGAGATCTTCTCAAGGCCAAACTCACTGAAGTAATTATAAAGCGTGGTGCCTGCACCGTCTTTCACAATGCCACGCAGCGCATTCATCTCCATATATTCGCGGGTCTGGGCGTGTTTGCGGCGCATCAGCGTCAGCTTGCGGTTCATCACCTCAACCAGCGGATCGGCGGCATCCGACAGGCCCAGTGCGGGGATACCCTGAATGTCGGCGGGCAGGATCACATCGTCATGCGGGATCCATGGCAGGGCGAAGCTACGCATGGAGCGCTGCTCGCGGTTTCCAACAGTGGCAGGCGCGCCGAGTGGCACCGAGGGCAACAGGCTCAACACGCCTTCGCGCTGCTCGATCACGATGGAGCGCTGTGTGACACCCTCAAAGCGGAACAGGCCGATCTGACCCAGGCGGGTGTAGAGGTTGGGCAGGATGTTGATCGCTTGCGTCATCTCTGCGAGCGAATAGCCGCCCGCGTCAAAGGGATTACGGGTGATGGTCATGGGGAACTCCGGGGGAAAGAGAAAAAAGGGCTGGTCGGTTGGCGAGAATGGCCAGATCAGGCGGTATCGCGCGCAATGATACCCAGTGCGGTCAGTTGACCATGTTTGGTGGCGGTCTTTGCGGCATCATCCACGGTGGCATCAAAGACCAGCGCGGCCTTGGAGACGATGGCGGGGCCGCGCATGACGACCAACCCTGAGGCATCAGCAGCCGTGGCATCGACGGCGTAAAGCAGGACGGCGGCCACGGTCTGCGCACCATCCGTGCCACCCGAAGTGGCAAGCTTGTATTTACCGCTGGCCGTGATGCGGCCGAGCACGGCACCAACAGGATAGGCCGCACCGGCGAGCAGCGTCACACTCTCGCGGGTAAAGTTGGGGTTGAGCTCGTATTTGAGAACATCGCCCATGCTGGGCGGCTGTGTCAGGACGGTCATGTCAGGGATCCTTGTGATCAGGGGGCAAAAAGAAATCCCCCACCGGAGAGGAGTGGCAGGGGATCAGGTGGCAGGGCGTCAAGAGTGAGTGTGGAACTCAGCCTTTGGCCCCTGCTGAGGCGGCGCGTTTTGCGGCCGCTACGATCGGGCTCTCTACAGATTGAGGCAGCACGGGCGAAGGCGGGGCTGCCACGATATCGCGGGCGTCGGCTGCCGCAGCTGCGCGCTGCAACACGAGTGAGCGCAAGACCTCTGGCGTGGTTCCCTCGCGGAGTGCTTTAGCGGCATCAATAGCAATACCGAGCCGTCCGGCCTGCGCGGCTATTTCGGCGACCTCCGCGGCTGCCTCGCGCAGCTGCGCCGAGATTTCGGCCAGATTGCCAGGCTGTGCTGTCGCCGGGGCCGGTGCCACCGAGGCGGAGGGGGCTGGTGGTGTTGGTGCGATTGCCGCCGCGGAAACTGCAGCAGGCGCGCTGGCGGCTGCGGGGGCCGCATCATCGGCTGGTGCAGCAACTCCAGTATCGCCTCGATCATCCATCTGTAGATCATCGGCATCCTCCGGTAGCGTCGTTTCGGTGTCAGGCTCTTGGGCCATGGCTAAATCCTTTCGGGGGCTGGTTTGGGTAATGGTCTGGCGTGCTGATGCGTTAATTGAGCGTGCAATCGTGGATAATGAACGGCCGGATACGACCTGCCGGAACGCGGTCAACCCGCCTGCCAGATCGGTCACCTCATCAGCCAAACCTGCGGCGACGGCGTCTGCCCCACGGTAGGTGGCCGCTTCGGTGGCAAGAGCCGCCTCTTGGCTCAGCCGTCCGGCGCGCCCGGCAGCGACTGTCTCAGCAAAGAGAAACCGCAGCACATCGATTTCGCCCTGGATGTCGGCACGAACCCCGTCAGGCAAAGGCGAGTAAGGATTGCCATCGACCTTGTGCTCACCGGAGTGGATCAGCGTGACACGCATGCCGTCTTGATCGAGCTGGCCACTCATATCGGCATGCATCACAACAACACCGATGCTGCCGACGGCCCCTGTGCGAGGTAGCGAGATCCGATCAGCCTGACTGGCCAGCGCATAGCCGGCCGAGAAGGCGTGTTCGGCCACAAAGGCCCAGACCGGCTTGCTGCCCCTGATAGCACGAATGCGATCTGCCAAATCAAAAACACCAGCGACTTCACCGCCAAAACTGTCAATTTCCAATGCGACGCCGCGCACCGCCGGATCATTGCCCGCCGTGTCGATCTGGGCGGCGATCCCTTCATAGCTGGTCTGGCCAGAGGACTGGCCAATCCAACCGCCACGATGAATGAGTACGCCAGAGATCTCGATGACAGCAATCCCGTCCACCACCGGGTAGGGCGCATTGCCATGCTGAC